ATCACATGAGGTTCTTGACAGCAACTCTTCTGTAGTAGCGGTTGCTGTTGACTCTGAGTCTTCCCAGACCCTGAGTTGTACCTTATGCAAATGGGTTTGCAACAATACCATATCTGGTCTTGAAGCCAATTTTTGGCTGGAAGGTGTTCTCTCCAACTGCACGAACCATCTGAAGTGGAACATATGGGCAGTAGAACAGACCTGCGTCATAAGGTGAAGAACCCTTATAACCTACAACATAGTACTGGTTGCCTGAAGCAGTTGCAGCATTTGCAGAACTCAGGTTTGCAGCATATGGGTCAATGTAGACTCTGAACTTACCATTGATTGTACCAGCAAAGGTGTTGCCAGTGTCATCAACATTCAGGTTAGAGTTGAGTGCTGGGGTGTAGTCCAGGATGCCTGCCATGGTGAGTGCAGAAGCAACATCAGCAGAACAAAGGACCATGTTGCCCTTTCCTCTACGTGTTCTCTGTGCAATAGCATTTGCATCTCTTTCAATCTGGAAGAGGAGTCCTTTGAACTTCTCAACAGACCATCTACCATTGGAGTCAACATCAAGGTCAAATACACCAGCAGTAGCAGTGTTAGAAACAGCACCTTGCTCAGCAACCTTATAGATGGTTCTGATGACTTCTCTGTTGATCTCTGCAAGGATCTCAGTAGAGAGGATGTTAGCAAGTTCTGCCTCAGCATTCAGACCATGAATTGCCTTAAGGTCTTGTGCCAGTTCCAAGGAGTACTCTGCTTTGAGTGCTCTTGACTTAGCAGTTACAGTGACTTTCTCAATAGAGAATGCCATCTGGTTGAAGTGATCACCAGTTCCTGAACCCAGGTTCTCTGAATCACCAGTAACCATGCCCTGACCAACGTCATAAGCAGTGGAAGTTGCAGAACCAACAGGGTTGAGTACTGAAGGATTGGTTCCTGACTGTGCAGTTGTACCCAGACCAGCATTGACATCAGTCATGCCTGCAGTCAGGTTGAATCCATCATCCTGACCAGAGAATGCTGTATCTACTTCATCATAGAATGTCTCTGTACCAGACTGGTTGTTGAGTCTAGATCTCATTGCAAAGATCAGACCAGTAGGACCATTCATTGGTTGAACGCCAGCCAGGTCATAAGCAACCAGGTTAGGCATTGCACGTCTGATCAGGGAGATCAGAACTGGATCAAAACCTGCGGTTGGACCAGCAGCTGGAGAGTCAGCACCAAAACCACCAGATGCACCAGCAGCGTTAGCAGCATTGGTTGGTGTTTCCATCAGGTTCAGACCTGTGGAGAATGCGCTTTCCTCTTTGAGGAATCTTTCTTGGTTTTCCAGCAGGACAGCGGTTACTGCTCTTCTGTGGGAATCTTTGATTGGATCAAGACCCTCATAGTCGAGAAGTGGACTCCACTTTTCCTGCAACTGTTCAGATTGGAACATTTGCTTTTACCTTTAAGTTTACAGTTTTGTTTGAATGAATGTTAAATTCACTTGCTGAAAGCACCAAGTGCTCTCATGTATGACTCCATTCCTGAAGATACAGGAGCTGGTGTGCTATCCACACCCTCAGAGAGGGTTTGTGGTGCTTCAGACTTATTTGTTGTAGTTCTGGAGAAGTATGACTCCTTCAGTGTCTCCAACTTTTCACGATATTCTTCTTCACTTTCAAACTCTACACTTTCGGCAAGTGAAGCAAGCTTCTCTTTCTGAGTGACTGCAAGTCCTTCAGAAACAGAATCAAGAATGCTATCAGCTACAGACTCAGAGAGTCTTCTGTTCAAGCCAATATTCTTCTCAATTTGCTCATTGAGTTTTGTCTCCATTTCATCAAGTTTTTCTACCATAGTTTCAAGTACATCATATTTTTCTTCAGGGATTGTTACATAATGTTCTTCAAAAAGACCCTTCATTCCTTCAAGGAATGATTCAGTCATCTCAGTCTTGAGACCATGTTCAACAGCGAGTTGATTCTCTGTGATCCATTCTTCACAGACATACTCCAAATAGGAGTCAACTCTGTTTGCAAGGTCTTCCTTAAGGGCAACTCTTGCTTCATCCAGTTTTGTTTCATACTGGATTTCCAGGGTTTCCTGGATTTCTTTGATTTTTGAGGTTAATGCAGCTTCAAAGATAATTTTTGCTTTCTCTTTGAATTCTTCAGAGAGTTCCTCACCACCAAGAAGAGCATTGACATCTTCTTCAATGTCAACACCATCTTCAATGGTTTCCTCTGTAGAGACTTCTTCTTCAGAAATCTGCTCTTCTTCTGTCTCTGCTTCTTCTTTGGCCATTTTAGGCATTGGATCAGCAGCCTTAGCACCCTTATTGACGATGTCTTTAACGGTTTTGATCCTTGGCTCTCTGAGTTTAGCAGAGTCATTGGTTGGGCTGTAGTTTTCTGGTGATGGTCCACCAAGATCCTCAACTGAACCCAGTTGAGTACCAGGATCAGCCATTTTTGGCATGGGATCGCCAGCTTTAGCACCAGAATTCACAGCAGTCTTTGATTGCTCCATTTCTTGTAAATCTCCACGAGACATTTGAAAACTCTCCGATTA